CTTTAAATTAAGTGTTGATACAGAGATTACAGAATATCCGATTATAGAGTTTTATAGTGGTGCTGATGTAAATTATAGGTATAAACGCGGAAGGCTCCAAGAAGTCATATTTTACGCCTATTACACTCATGAAAAAGAAACCTATAGGTTAGAAGAAATCTATGGCAAGGGCTATATAGACTATAAGCTATATGATAAAAATGATAAAGAAGTGTCATTATCCAAGGTGCCAGAAGTATCTCACCTAAGCAAAATTACTTTTGCTGGAAATTTCATAATGGCAGTGCCTATGAAGTTTTTTAAGTCTCCAAAGTTTGAGAACAGGGGTAATTCTATATTTGAACGTAAGAGTGATAACTTTGATGCACTAGACGAAGTCATAAGTCAATGGATAGATGCTATTAGGGCTGGAAGGGTTAAGAATTATATCCCTGAGGACTTGGTACCAAAACATCCTGAAACAGGCTATGCTATGAGACCTAATCCGTTTGACAATCAATTTATAAAGATAGGCTCATCTATGAAAGAGGATTCTAAAGACCAAATAGACCAGATTCAAGCAGACATTAATTATGCTGCCTTTGTTGAATCTTATGCTAGTACACTTGATATGTGTCTACAAGGTATTATATCACCATCTACCCTAGGAATAGACCTAAAGAAAACAGACAATGCAGAAGCTCAAAGGGAAAAAGAGAAAACCACACTATACACTAGAGGGAAGATAATTGATACTTTAAATGAAGTTATTCCTTTGCTAGTAGATACAACACTCAAAGTATATGACAATATGAAGAAAAGAACCCCTAAAGATTATGAAGTAAGCGTTACATTTGGAGAATATGCAAGCCCTGACTTTGGCAGTATTGTCGAGATAGTAGGTAAAGCTAAATCATACGGTATAATGTCCCTTGAGCAATGTATTGAAGAACTATATGCAGATACGTGGACAGACGAAGAAAAGGCACTAGAGGTTAAAAGAATAAGGCAAGGTGATTATGTAATAGATGAGTCTGCTGCTAATATTGATGGCTTGGAAAAAGATGAAGAAGTGATAGAAGATGAAGAATAGAGATGAAGCTTATAATATTCGCAAGATATATGAGCAAATGGAACTCGACTTAATTAAGTCCATGAAAAGAAACCTTGAAAGACACAAAGAGGAAGAGTTAAAGGTCGGATTTAAGTTTGAACAGTGGCAATTAGCTAAATTAAGAGATTTAGAAAGATTTAGAAAAGAAAATCAAGAGATTATAGGCAGATATAGTGAGCCTATAGAAGAACTTATATCCTTTACGTTGGTAGACACCTATAGAAAATCCCAAGATAATGTTGTTGAATTTATTAAAGGAATTAAAAATAAGTATGTAGACAACGTATTTGTAAGATTACCAGGAGATTTAGAACCTATACTTCCACCTATAGAAAGTGAATCTATGGAAGATATGGTCGAGGAAGTAATAGAGAACGTAAGGATATGGCAAGAGGCTCCTACACCTAGGGATGAAGTATTTTTCAGGATGAATGATGATAAATTCAATGCATTAATTGAAACTGTAGAAAAAGACTTTAAAAATGCTAATGCAGCAGTTCTAAGGCGCATGGATGATGTGTATAGGCAAACTATATTCAGGGCACAGGTACACTACAATACTGGTACAATTTCATTGGAGCAAGCTATAGATATGGCCACTAAAGATTTTCTAGAAAAAGGTATAGATGCAATAACCTATAGTGATGGTAAAAAAGTTAATATAGCTAGTTATGTAGAAATGGCATTAAGGACAGCAAACCACAGAGCTTATTTAATAGGAGAAGGCAAGAAAAGGCAAGAGATGGGTTTGTATTTGGTAGTAGTGTCAGCCCATGCTACAGCTTGTGAGTTATGTTTACCATGGCAAGGTAAGATAATTATAGATGATGTCTATGGTGGTGGGAGTAAAGATGTTGGAGATTATCCATTGTTGAGTGCTGCTATGGAAGAGGGCTTGATGCATCCTAATTGCCGCCATAACTTAAGCACTTACTTTCCAGGTATAACTACATTGCCTAAGGTGCCAGATGAAGAAAAAGCTTTACAAAACTATAAATATGAACAGCAACAAAGACACATTGAAAGACAGATAAGAAAATATAAACGACTAGCAGAAGGGTCTATAGATGAAGAAAACCGAAAGAAATATAATGCTAAAGTTAGAGAATGGCAAGGAATAATGAGGGAGTTCTTAAAAGAGAATCCTCAACTAAGAAGGTCTTATAGAAGAGAGAAGGTGTATTAATATGGCTACAGCTACACAGGTAACATTAATTATATGTATTACATTGGTTGTATTATCATTGATTAATAAAAAAGGAGGGAAATAATAATGAATTTTGGCCAAGCAATAGAGAAGTTAAAAGAAGGTAAGAAGGTAGCAAGAAAAGGCTGGAATGGCAAAGGTATGTGGATAAAAATACAAGTACCAACTGAAAAGAGTAAAATGACATTACCTTATATCTATATGAAAACAGCTGATGATAATTTAGTACCTTGGCTAGCTAGTCAAACTGATATATTGGCTGAGGACTGGAAAATAGTTAACTAAATATAAGTTATCAATTAAGACCAAATAAGGTCTTTTTTTATTACTCATTTTAAGGGTTTGGAGTATAACTATAACGCAACTCCTAACAGGGAGCAACCTGTATAAAAAGCTATTGGAGGAATAAGTAAATGGAATGGATAAAAGTATTAATTGAAAAACACACAAAAGACGGTCAATTAGACCAAGAGGAATTAATTAAGGACATTAACACAGAGTTTCCAAAGTATGCAGTGCCTAAAGAGCAATATAATGCATTGGCTGAAGCTAAGAAGAAGCTTGATGCAGGTATAGCCGAGAGAGACAAACAGTTAGAAGAACTCAAAAAGATTGACGCAGAAGGCTTGAAGGCTGAAATTGAAAGGCTGCAGGAAGAGAATAAAGCTGCTACAGAAAAATATGAAGCTGAACTCAAGGATGTCCAACTAGCCAATGCTATTAAGCTAGCAGTGGCTGGCAAGGTTCATGATGAGGATTTGGTATCTGGATTGGTGGACAAGACCAAACTGATTATCGGTGACGATGGCAAGATAGTTGGCTTGGATGAGCAGATAGCGTCTCTAAAAGAGAACAAGGCTTTTCTATTCAAGTCAGAAGATGAAACCAACCAGCAGCAACAACAAGCAGGGTTTAAGGTAGGTAACCCTCACCCTAATAATCAACAGGCTATAGATACTGCTATAGCGGCTGCATTTGGAAACAAAGAAGAATAATTTAGAAAGGATGATAATTGATGAGTATTAATTATGCTGAAAGATTTGAAAGACAAATAGAACAACAATTTGCAAGGGAGTTAACATCTGCAAACATAGCAACAAACAACAGATACAACTTTATTGACGCACAGACCATAAAAGTACCTACTATACAGTTATCTGGTTATAAAGACCACGCGAGAGATGGCTCCAAGAACAGGGGAACTGTAGGAAATACCTATCAAGCGTTTACACTAAACCATGACAGAGATATAGAATTCTTTGTAGATGAGATGGATGTAGACGAAACAAATCAAGTATTATCTGCAGCAAATATCACAGCAGTATTTAACGAGGAGCAAGCTATCCCTGAAACTGATGCATTTAGGTATTCTAAACTATATTCGGAGTTTGTAGCCCTTGGTGGAACAGTTAACACAACTGAACTTAATTCAAATAACATATTGTTTGTATTCGACAAGATGATGGAGGATATGGATGAGGCAGGAGTACCTCAATCTGGAAGGATTTTAAAGGTAACACCAACTGTTTACACTATGCTTAAGAACGCAGAAGGATTACAAAGAACTTTAGATGTTACAGGCGGAGCTAAGGGTATAAATAGAAATGTTAGGTCACTAGATGAGGTTACTATAGACACAGTACCTTCTGACAGAATGAAAACTGCTTATAATTTTACAACTGGGTTTATTCCGGCAGCTACAGCAAGCCAAATTAACATGATTCTATGTCATCCAAGCGCTATATTAGCACCTATGAAAGTAGCAGATATATACCTTTGGAATAAAGGACAAACCCCTGATTCTGCATTTGGCTACTTGTATCAAAACAGGATGTATACCGACCTATTTATTATAAAGGCAAAAATAGGCGCAGTAGCGATTAATGTTGGAAGGGAACCTCTTGCCGGCTTAACATTTGAATGCGCAGAGGGCAGTACAGCAGGGACAACCAAAATCAGTGCCGTTGTACCGACCAAGGATGAAAATAATAGTTATGTATACAAGATAAACGGAGAAATTCCAATCCTTGGTGAGGATTTAAGTGAAAAGGGTTGGGCAGCTTACACATTAGGAACTAATATTACAGTAAACGAAGGTAACACAATTACACTTGTTGAAGTAGATGATAAAAATAAAGCCGTAGCTGGCGGAAGCGCTTTGGCAAAGGTAAAGGCTGTTACTGTTGCAGAATAGGAGGTGTGGGCTATGTTGTATGCCATAAAGGATAACAGAGAATGTAAGATAACTGAAGATGAGAGGCAGAAATATATTAATGCAGGTTATAAAATAGGGGAAATAAAAAATGGGATGATTGTTTTCCAGAAGGAAGTTGACAAAGCAAAAGAGTTAGAAAAAGAAAAGACTGCACTAAAAGAGCAACTTGCTAAAGCTAATAATAAAATAAGCGCATTAGAAAAGGAAAATAGTGCACTAAAAGGGCAGCTCACTAAAGCTAATAATAAGATAAGCAAGATAGAAAAAGCAAAAGGAGAGGGCAAGTAGCCCTTTCCTTTCTTTTGAAAGGATGTGAGGGCTATAGCTTATGTAGAATATGAGTATTATAAAGACACCTTTAAGGGAAATTTAGACGAAAATGCAGCTACTAAATTGTTAGAAGAAGCATCTGACCAAGTTGATAGGTTGACCTATGGAAGGATTAGACGCAAAGGATTTAAGAGCCTTACTGAATACCAGCAGGAAATGATTAAAAAAGCAGTATGCCATCAAGCAGAATTTATCAATAACTATGGGGAATATTTAAACTCTCCACTAAGTGGTTTTAGTATAGGTGATGTAAGTTTATCA